GGATTTTTACACTTTTGTTTACGTTTTACACCTTCAATGTGTAATTTATTGCACAGCTTGCTTACATCTCTGCGCCGTTTAAAAAAACGCCATAATGCGTATAACAAAATCATTGCTGTAATTACAAGCACCACTTTTTGATATTTCTTCATATTAAACGCCTAGTATAAAGAATAAGGAGACAATAAAATAAATGTTATTATCTATAACAAATATAATAATAGTAAAATATATAACTACATATAAATGGCTGGCGGATTACTAAACATTGTTGCACTTGGGAATAATAATTTATTTTTAACAGGAAATCCTAGCAAAACCTTTTTTAAGGTTACATATTGCAAATACAGTAACTTTGGACTTCAAAAGTTCAGGTTAGATTATAATGGTTTAAGAGAGTTGCGGTTAACCGAAGATTCTACATTTACATTTAAAGTTCCTCGTTATGCTGAATTGCTGATGGATACATATATTGTTGTAACCATTCCAGATATATGGAGCCCAATCCATCATCCAGTATCCAGTTCAATAAATGGTACGGATTTTCGATGGGCGCCCTACGATTTTAAATGGATAGAACATCTCGGCACAAATATGATAAAAGAAGTAGTTATTACGTGTGGATCACAAACCCTGCAAAAATATACAGGTGAATATCTACAATTAATGGTTGAACGCGATTTTACTGCGGAGAAAAAGGAACTATTCAATCAAATGACCGGACACGTTCCTGAAATGAACAATCCAGCGAATTCATATACTCGCGCTAACTCATATCCGTCTGCTATTTATGGCAATGGTACAGTTGGTGCCGAGCCGTCCATTCGTGGACGAAATTTATACATTCCAATAAATACGTGGTTTACATTAAATGCTGGTTGTGCATTTCCACTCATTGCATTACAGTACAATGAATTGGTAATCAATGTAACTATGCGTCCTATACGAGACCTGTTTACTGTCCGTGATGTATTTGATAATGAAAATAATAGACCTTATATTCAGCCTGACTTTAATGAAACAAGATTTCAAATGTATCGCTTTTTACAATCTCCACCCAATGCACCTATCCCGATATATGAAACAACTGCTAACGAAAGAATTGTAGGGTTTGAGCCAGTTGTATATGATAATCAGATCTCTACGTGGAATGCAGATGTACATTTGATTTCTACATACTGTTTTCTTTCAAAAGAAGAGGCACATATTTTTGCAGCAGAGGATCACGTTTATTTAGTAAAAGATGTATTTGAGCATAAATATGAAAACATCACTGGCTCAAAACGCATCAAACTGGAATCAAATGGCATGATTTCTAGTTGGATGTGGTATTTACAACGCAATGATGTAAATATGCGAAACGAATGGTCAAATTACTCTAACTGGCCTTATAAAAATATTCCTGTCGACATTTCAGTATATAGAAACGAAGCAAATTTGCTAGGTGAATATCCAAACGTAGATCCAAGGGATACCCGTACAACTGGTATATATATTACCGGCAATTTTGTTGTTGATAATCACAAACATATATTAGAAACTATGGGGATCGTTTTAGATGGAGAATATCGCGAGAACCTATTAACCCGAGGAATATATGATTATATTGAAAAATATACTCGCACAAAAGGTCACGCGAAAGAAGGCATTTATTGTTACAACTTTTGTTTGAATACTAGTCCATATGAATATCAACCATCTGGTGCGATTAATCTCAGCAAGTTTAAAAATATTGAACTTGAAATATCCACATACGTTCCGCCAATTGATCAAGTAAATTCGAGTTTTGATATTATATGCGACGTTTCAGGCAATCCCATTGGTGTACGTAAATCTAATTGGAAATTGTATGAATACAATTACAACATGACGTTGTATGAAGAACGGTATAATGTTTTGTCATTTGTTAATGGCAATTGCGGAATGATGTATGCAAGATAATTCCGTATGAACGTTTGTTTTATTATGCAACTGTATAGTATAAGGATAATACTATACATATGACACAAATATCGGAAAATAATATAGATAAAAGATTTAGTAAGTCACCAGATACCACCAATTTCCAAACCGAAACTATGAAGCATAAAATAAGGGCTGTGCATAAAAAGAAAAAACGCAAGAATTTCAAGAATATTGAGACTTTGGAGAATATAAATGAACCGATTGATGCAAACGACAACTCTGAAACCATCATAGAAGGGCTCGATGTTCTTCCAATTGCCAAATTTGATGAGAATGACTGGACCGAAAGTGATAATATTTATGAAGGTGGACGACAATCAGCCCCCACTAAAAAATTTTCGGCAACGGAAACTGTAAACTACATATTTGATCAGATTGATCTTGGAATAACTAAAATTGCAAAGGCAATTGTGCATATAAGTACACTTCCAGGAATAGCTAAAAACACAACGGATGCTGAAAATGATACTCGTGTTGTAAAAAAATACGTTGTTTGGGGCATTGCACTTGTAATTGCTACCATTTCGGTTTATAACTGGGCGTTTTTAATGGTATACAGAGTTGGTGGAGAACGAGTTCCATTATTTGATATTTCTCGCGAAAGATTGCAGGCTGCCGGTTATACAAATAAAATTTATGCATTAATTGAATTCTTGATTGACATTCCAGTGATGTTTCCTGAAAAACTACAAGAATATTTTGTCAAAACTTGGCCAGATTTCATTGTTAGTTATACACACGTTGCTGGTTTCTTTGCAATATTATTTACATTACTAACTCGGTTCTTTTACACTGCATCCGTATCTATTCGCACTATGCTTATTGACATTCTAAATGTAAACATGTCAAACAAGATATTATCGCTTATGTATGCTACTACATTCTTATTATATGTATTGTCATTCTTTGAGATCCAGCCAATATCTACCGCTATAAGTGTAGTATCACTTGTAGCTGGATTTCCAGCATCACTCATACGACCAGTTCTTTCTAACATATTCAAACTATTCTTTCTTATTATGTTTGCTGTACCCATTGCATCTACAATGTGTTTCTTATATTTGTTTGTATTTTCATTCTTTTCAATGATATTATTAGGGGAAGATGGATTTTTCGGTGTTTCCAAAACTATCGAAAAAATTAAACGATATATCAAATCTAAGCGTTTTCCTGTCAAGGACGATACTATATGTGACCCATTAACATCGATTGACCGCATAATGAATACGTTATACCGAATTTTAAATTTTATTAGCGTAAACATAATAAATGTTGGATATATCGTAATGCTCGTTTATGGCATTATTGATTATATGAAACATATTAAAAATCCTCCACTGAAAGTATTATTAATGATAATCAATATTATGGCAATCGTGTTTTTCGGTTATAGTGCACAAGAATCTTATTCCAAAGCAGACCCACCAGAAGAAACTCCACCAGATACCACGAAACAAGACATTGGTTTTGAAGATAGTTTACGCGCAGACATAGATGTTGCGTCTGGATATATGCAGGGAATATACAACGAACTTCCAGACGTTAGTAAGTTAAAAGAACAGATACCTAGTCTGGATCAAATTAAACAAAATATTCCTACGTTGGATTCAATCAAAGAGAAGATCCCTGATGTAAGAAATGTTGTTGCAAATGTGCAACCAACTACTGACATTGCACAACAAATAAACGCCGCATTAAAAGATGGAAAGAAACTTGTTATCAGTTTAGAAACCGATAAGCCAAATGCGGCTAGCGTTGCTTCTGCGCCCTAATAAATATTACACTACTATTCTACTAATACACAACAATATAATTAGTAGAATACGCATATAAACACATATCTTTACTATAATTATATTACAGAATGAGTAAATCCGCTAATAATATGTCATCTAAGTTGCCGATGGTAAGCGTATGCACTCCAACATTTAACCGTCGACCATTCATCCATAACATGTTTAGATGTTTTGCCAATCAAGATTATCCAATGCACTTAATCGAATGGATCATTGTAGATGATGGAACTGATAAAATTAAAGATTTGGTTCTCGCATCTGGTATACCTCAAATCCGGTACTTTGAAGTTCCTGAAAAAATGACACTCGGAGCAAAACGCAACTACATGCATCAGTTCGTTCGTGGATCAATCATTGTATATATGGATGATGATGACTATTACCCTCCTGAACGAATTTCTCACGCAGTAGAACGTCTCCTAGGAAAACCAGAAGCGTTGTGTGCTGGATCCAGTGAAATTTACATTTACTTTAAATCTATGAATAAAATGATACAATGTGGTCCGTATAATGAGAACCACGCAACTGCTGGCACTTTCGCATTTAGAACCGAAATGTTGAAGAATACAAAATATGAAGACCACGCTGCACTGGCCGAAGAGCGGGCATTTTTAAAAGACTACACTATTCCGTTCGTTCAACTTGACCCGTTGAAAACCATTCTTGTATTCTCTCACGATCATAACACATTTGATAAACGTAAGATGTTTGACCAAAATCAAGATCCTCGGTTTTTTAAAGAATCGCCTAAAACTGTGAATACATTTATACGAAAATCGAACGAGGGGGCTATTAAAAAGTTCTTTATGGAAGACATTGATGGGTTGTTAGAACACTATGAACCAGGTAGACCACATATGAAACCGGATGCTTTGAAACAAATCAAAGAAATTGAAGCAAAACGGGAACAAATGCTTGAAGAGGCCATTGCTGAACCCAATGGGCCGATTATGTTACAACGACCCGGTCAAGAACCGTTGAGGTTAACCAGCGAACAAGTAGTTAATATTATCAAACAACAACAAGAACAAATGCAAGCATTGGAAGAGAAAAACAATCAAAATGCAAAGTACATTGGATTATTGCAACAAAAATTAATAGAATTAAAGAAAAATCCAGTCGAAAATAACCAGCACTCTGAAACCCCCGCAATTAATGCACAACTGAATGAGTACATTGCAGCAAACCAGTCATTGCAAGAACGACTAATTGCAAGTGTTAGTGAGATATCCACATTAAAACAGGAAATCACTCGCCTAAATCAATATATTGCTACTACTGCTTCTCGAGCATCACAAGCGCCTGAAAATGTTCGTTTGTCCGTAGTTGAAGAAGAACCTGCGGAAGAGGTTGTATCTAAAATCAGTCCTGAGATTATTGTTGATATGTCCGACATTTAGCCGGTAATTATTTTGTAAATATTTGTAATGTGCAAATATTTACACCTATATGATTGATTGTATATGGATTACAATGACATGTCGTCACTAATGTCATCACTTATATTTATTAAATCCTTTTTCACATTTTTATCCATATAACGATACATTCGCTTTACATCCAATTTGGTTAAACCGTAATTTGTAAATATTCCCTCATATTCATTTATTCTCGTCGGTTGATTACAGAAATCTTCTCCGTTGTTCAGTCGGAGTTCTTGAAACATTGATACCAAATCGGCTTTGTCCAGATCTAATGCCTGACACAAGTTTGTGATAAATACCATATTATTGTATTCTGTTGAATATTTTGTTAAAATCTTTGTAAACCGTATTTCAGCCAATTTACACTTTTGTCTATTTTCAGGAAATGCATTGTGGTATATGTAGTTATTATAGAACGTTTTTATCAATGAACTCATCTCGTTAAATTGCCAGATTTGATACTGAAATGTTATACGGTCAATATAATCTGCGTAACACATATTATTCAATAATTGTAAATATACCGGCAACGTCTTACTTTTTGCATATGGCGAAAACGTATCTACAATGTTTTCGTGCCACAGCAATGCCACTATTGTTCGTTCGGTTTCATTCATAATCAGTGTGTGCTTAGATATGTGCGTTGGCGATTGTATTAAGGTATTTGTAATCTTTTTTGCATCCTCATTGTACGTTTTTGTATGAAATATCGTTTTGATGGTTTCCGTTGTTAATAGTTCTGAACCAGACTTAAACATATCATACACAAACCCCAATTTCCTCATATCAGATTGTATATAATTTAATAACGTTTCCATTGTGACATTTGATTGGTTCATAATTGATGGAAGAATTTTGGTTAATATTGTCTGAACCTGATTATTTGTTGCCGATTTTAATTCGTATACATTACATACCTTTATCAACTCTTTGATCTTTTTATCCACACTATAATTTCCGATACATATTATTGGATTCTTTGTCGTACTTTCTAACCGCTGCTTCTTTGTTTTCTTCTGCCGTATTAATTTTATTAGTGCATTTATTCCACCCTTGTCTCCATTATTCATTCCATCTATCTCATCCATTACAATCGCAATCTTTTTCACTTTTCTTGACATCATTGACAATACATTGCGGTTTGACATATTATCACTCGCAATTGTATCAATTAAATTCTTATTACGCACATCGCCCGCATCGTATTTAATTATGTCATAATCCAATTCTTTTAACAATTCTGTTACGAAACTGGTTTTCCCACAACCAGGCGAACCATATATATAGAAACCCTTTTTACATTGCACATTATCGGCACTTTTGCCAAATGCGGATAATTGTGCTTTTATATCATCGGCAATCGCTTTTCGTTCCAATATTGCATTTAATTCTATGGTTTTTAATATTTCTTCCATCTTTCCCGTTATACTATTATTACACCATATGTTTAAGTTTTAATTCAAACGAATAATATGTATAATACATCATACTGTTCGTTTACTCAGTTTAACGCGAGAATGCACTGAAATCCGCGGTTATTGGCATATAATTCGAACTTGGTTTTTCAGGCAATGCTCCATAATATGTCGTGTTATCTATGGTCTGACCTCCGTACGAACCACCT